GCCCCTAAATTTGACTCAGAAACTTATTATAATGAAACATTTGTAAATAAGCAAAGTAATGATAAATCTGACTTTGAAAAACCTTTTATAGATTTTGCTAAACAATATGTAGAACAATTAAAATGTAAGGGAAATGATAGTAAAAGTAAAAATTGAAAAAGAAATAGAATTAAAAACTATGGTCGTAAAAGCAGAACCTCGTTATTGGGAGGATTCTGTAATAGATGGCAAAGATGATACAGAAAGAGGATTATATGTTCCTTGTAAAAATGGGAACATATGGAATCCACACATAGACATTGATACTGGAATAATTACTAATTGGGATAAAGGAGTTAAAGCAAATATTCATTATAAGGTTGCTGATTGTTGTGGGTATGAATTATTAGATAGTAATGATAATGTTGTTATTTCATTTGAAGATGGATATGTTCCCAAAACATTATATCCTAAAGAAAATGGTTATGGAGATTATATAATAATGGATATTGATGAAAATGGTAAAATAGAAAATTGGAAATTTATAAAAGAAGATTTTGAAGGTATAGAGAACAATTAAAAACTAAAAAAGATTAGTTATGACACCACAAGAGAAAGCCGAAAGCATAGTAAACGAATTTTTACAAGTAGGCGCCCAAACAATACACAACGAGCAAGGCAGTTACAAAAAAACCGCATTAACTTACGCCGAGGCCCAAGTATGCGCCTTAATTGCCGTAGAGGAAATTATGGCCGTATTGTATAAAGACTACTACGATATTAATAACGGTATTTTTGACTATTGGGAAACTGTGAAAGTTAAAATAGAAACCTTATAGTATGTGGAAAGTATATTTATTTGAATTTGTCGTAGTTTTGGTAGTATCTATTTTGTGGGTACACGTATTAGAAAAGGAAAAAAATGACGAAGATAATATTTAGCTTTATTTTTTGCGTTACCGCTACCATTATGTTTATAATGGCTAATAAAGACGACAAAAACGATTTAATATGATAAAATTACTACTAATAGGCTTACTAGCCCAAGACACTATAAAGCCAATTACTATTAATATGTATTACGATACCGCCACGTGGAAAATGGTAAAAATGACTAAACAAGATAGCGCAATACTTAAAAAACACTATAAGCGTTTTAAATAAAAAAGATATGGCAGCAAGAAAAGCAAATAGTACCTCTTTTAAACTAGGTAACGATATTTGGAAACGTCGCAACACCTCGGGGAGGTTTAGAACGTGGCAAGACCCTAACGCTCTTTGGGAGGCCGCGCAAAAGTATTTTGAATGGGTAGACAATAACCCCGAAGAGGTAGAGCAAAGCCACGTAAGGCTAGGAGTAGTAAAAGTAAAGATTAAGACCCCTTATTTAAAAGAAGATATAGCCCAATGGCTAGAGGTTTCGCATTGGCGTATAATTGAGAGTTATAAGGAGGTTAATGCCGAATTTTTGCACGTCGTTACGTGTATAGAGAATATTATAGTAGGAAATAAGAAAAGAGGCGCCTATACAAACCAATTTAACCACAATATAGTAGCTAGAGATTTAGGCCTAACGGATAAGACAGATATAACCACGGGCGGCGAGAAATTACCGCAAACTATAATCAAGTGGGGCGATAAAGAGATAAAAGTATAATGATAGATTTTAGCGCAAAGCAAATAGAAGCTATGGACGCCGTGGCGAGCGAGAAATATAGTTTTATACTGTTTGGCGGTGCTATGGGTGGGGGTAAGACCTTTTGGGGTTTGTCGGCTTTGCTAATTATGTGCGAGATATTTCCGCGCTCTAGGTGGTGCGTTATACGTGAGGACTTAGAGAAAATACGAACGACTACCATACCGTCTTTTAGGAAACTAAACGCCTCGGGGCGCCTCAGAGAAAACCCCTACGAGTACACACACCCTAACGGCTCGGTAATTATCTTTAAGGGCGAAAACTACGACAACGATAAAGATTTACAATGGCTAAAAGGGCTAGAGGTTAACGGCTTTTTGTTTGAAGAGTTAAACGAGTGCCAAGAGGACACACTTAATATTAGCTTTGGTAGGGCGGGGCGTTGGGAGTGCGACCCTAGGCCCAAGCCGATTATAATAGCTACTTGTAACCCTACAAATAATTGGGTAAAAAAGAAAATATACGATAAGTGGGCTACCGATAGCTTACCCAATGGGTGGCTATATATCCCGTCTAAGATAACCGATAACCCCTACTTAACCGACGACTATAAAGCCAACTTGGAAAATATGCCACGCTACCAATACGAAGTATTCGTTAACGGTAATTGGGATATACAACTAAAGCAAGGCGGCGAGTTTTACAAATGCTTTGAACTAGACCAACACATAGCGCCACTATCTTACGACCCTACACTAGCGCTACACATTAGCTTTGACGATAACGTAAACCCTTATTTACCCCTAGGCATATTTCAAATAAAGGGCAAAGAGGTATTAATGATAGACGAGATAGCGGGCGAAACCCCTAGAAATACAGTTAAAGGCGTTTGTAATGAGTTTAAAAGGAAATACGGCACACATACGGCGGGTTTATTTGTATATGGCGACGCTACGGCCAATAAAGAGGACACAAAACTAGAAAAGGGGTACAATTTTTACAGATTAATATTAGACGAGTTAGCAGAGTTTAAGCCAAATAGCCGAGTATTGAGGTCTAACCCTAGCGTAGTAATGCGCGGTAATTGGATAAATACAGTATTAGAGAAAGAACTAGGCGGCATTAGCATTAAGATAAACGAAAAGAATAAAAAAGCTATTAACGATTTTGTAAACCTTAAAGAGGCGGCCGACGGTACGAAGCTAAAAGAAATGGAAACCGACCCGCGTACTAAGGTGCGTTACCAAAAGGTCGGCCACTTTTTAGATTTATTTGATTATCTTATGGTATCGGCGTTTGCGTCAGATTTTGAGGCGTACCAACGTGGCGGCTCAAATATTTTAATTAACTTTGGTAAGAACAAACCAAGTAAAAACCATTTTTAATTATGGCGTACTTATTCCCAAGAGATTACCAAGTTAACATACAAGACGTTAACATAAACCAAATAATAAGCGCAGACGAAAGCATAAGAAACCGCGCACAACTAGCGGGCGAGGCCGAGGCGCAAAGCTATTTAAAACAAAAGTATCTTATAGCCCGCGAGTTTCAAGATATTTTACCGTGGTCGTGGCCTACAATGTACAAAGCGTTTAACCGTATGTATTTAGACGGCCCGCAGTATATAGAGGGCGACACTTGGGTAGATAGAGATTTATGTAGCTATTTAGGTGTGGTATATATCGCCAACACAACTACTACGGGAGTGTTTAATAGTGCCGATTGGGATATAGTAGGCAAACAATACGATATATACTACGCAGCACCGCCAAAACCCGAGTTTAGCTATTCGGCGCTTTATAATATCGGCGCTGAGGTGTTTTATAATAACGGTGTATATAGGTGCTTGGTACAAACCTCAGTACTAGACCACGACACCGCTTTACAGTATAGAGCAATACAAAACCTACCACAAAATAACGTAGCACCCGACGACCCTATAAGCGGCTCTCATTATTGGGAGTTACTTTATAACTACGAGTTTGTTAATTACTTACCCGACGATACACAGTATTGGACGCTAGGCGACAACCGCGACGCCCAAATGGTGCTATATACTTGCGATATTGTACTCTATCATTTACACGCTAGAATAGCGCCTAGAAATATACCCGAGTTAAGAGTAAAACGATACGACGACGCCAAAGCGTGGTTAAAAATGTGTGCCGAGGGTGCTATAACGCCTAACCTACCATTAATACAACCCCGCCAAGGTAACCGTATACGTTACGGCGGTAATATCAAACAAATAAATACTTACTAATGGCTACTATAATTTCAAGAGTACGTAACTACTTATTTCCAACGCCCGACAACCCACTAACGGGCGAGCGTCCTAGCGATTGGAAAACGATGAAAAACCCCGAGAAAAATCTACGCAGCTACATAACGCCCGTACAGTTACAACGTATTAGGCACGATATACAGTTATGGCGTGAGGCGGTAGGCGAGGCAGAACAAGCGTGGTATCCACACCGCGTACGTATGCAACGCCTTTACTTAGATACTGTATTAAATGGCCACGTAAGCGCGTGTATGAGTAGACGTAAAAACCTTACACTACTTAAAGACTTTAAATTATGCGACGAGGCGGGCGAAGAGAACGAAATAGCAACTAAGCTACTAAAAAAGCAATGGTTTAACCTATACTGTAATTACATACTAGACGCGCAATTTTTTGGCTATTCTCTTGTAAGTTTAGGCGATTTAGTTAACGACGATTTCCCAAAACTAACGACTATTAGACGTTTTAACATAAGCCCCGATAGACTTAACGTTACCTCTTACGTATATTCTTTAAGCGGTGCGCAATTTCTAGACGACCCATATAGACTATGGCACGTATGGCAGCCAACACCTACCGAAGTAGGTATAAGTTTAACGGGCTATGGCTTACTTTATAAGGTGGCTATGTACGAAATTATATGTAGAAATACATTAGGGTTTAATATGGACGCGGCCGAGTTATACGGTATGCCGCTAAGAGTGGGTAAGACCTCTAAAACAAATGAGGACGAAAGGGCGTTATTTGAAAAGGCCCTAGCCCAAATGGGTAGCGCGGGTTATATCCTAATGGATACGCTAGACGAAATAAACCTAGTAGAAAGTAGCGCAAGCGGCCAAGGCTTTAAGATATACGAAAGCCTAGAGGCACGCTGCGAAAAGAAAATAAGTAAAATACTTTTAGGCCACGCAGACGCGCTAGACAGTACGGCGGGTAAGCTAGGCGGTGGCCAAGGCGAAGATAGCCCCGTAGCCCAAGCGTTACAAGATATACAAACTGTAGATAGTAGATTTTTAGAGAATAACATTAACACCGAACTACTACCAAGGTTACGCGAAATGGGTATGGCTATACCCGAGGGCTTAATATTCCAAATTAAAAACGACCAAGAGCGCGAAGAGATGAGAGCGAGAGAGGACGCAAGCAACAAAGCTACCGCAGATATTGCCCAAGTAATGAAAAACGCGGGTTTACAAATGGACGCGGCCTACTTTGAAGAGCGCACGGGCATACCTACTACAACAGTAGAAGCGCCACAACCAAACTTAACGCCTAAAGTACAAAATAGGTTACGTGAAATATACCGATAAACAAATAGACGACTTATATAACGATATTTATAACGGGATAGTAACACAAGAAAACTTACCCGAGGACTTATATTTAGCAATAGGCGATAGGCTTAAAAAGGGCTTATATGAGGGTTACGGCGGCAGTATAAAAGACTTTAAGCTAGGTACAACCGACCACGAATTACTAACCGAACTAAGAGAAAATATTTATATGTTTTCGGGCGCCAAGACCTACCAACAAGTTAGGGAAATGAGCGACCTAGTAGCAGATAGTAAGACTTTTAGCGAGTTTAAAGAAAAGGTAACCCCCGTTTATAAACAGTATAACGAAGATTGGCTAAAGGCTGAGTACGATACGGCAATAGGGCAAGCGCAGCAAGCTAGACAATGGAACGATATACAAAGAGATAAAGACCTCTACCCATACCTAAGATATAACGCCGTATTAGATAGCAAAACCTCAGATATTTGCCGACCTCTAGACGGTGTAACCCTTAAGGTAGACGATAAGTTTTGGGATAACTATACGCCTCTTAATCATTTTCGTTGTAGGTGTACTCTAGATAAGCTAGATAAATACGAGGACGTAGAAACCACACCCCCAAGCAAAGTAAAAGACCTAGAAAAGGAATTAGGCGACACAGTAGACGACGTGTTTAAAATGAACGCGGGCAAAGATAAATACGTATTTAGCCCCGACCACCCCTATTTTAAGGTAGAGCCTAAAGACAAAGCCCTAGCGCGTCGTAATTTTGATTTACCTTTACCCGAAGAGAAAGGCAGCCCTAAAGACTTACCAATAGAAGAGCGCATAAAAAAAGTAAAAGAGGAAAGTAAGAAACTACACGAAACGGGCGAGGGTAAAGAGTATAGACTAGTACAAGATAAATACAGAAAAGCAACCGACGAAAGCAATAGAGCAATAGACGAGGCAAACATATTAGCAAGGCGTAGAGGTTTTAACGACCCCGAAACCATAGCGGCCCGAGATAGAGCAAAAGAAATACTAGAGAAAAGGAAAGCTATTTTAGAGGAAAGGAAAAAAGCCAAGATAGTTTACGAAGATAAAGTAACTGAGATACTACAAAGTAAAAATAGCCCAAGTAAGTTTAAATTAGGGGCTAGCGCTGCACAGTATAAGAGTATAGAAAGGTTAAAGGCGGGCGATAGCGCATTTAGGAGTATAGTAGGCGATAAATTGTTAGGCGAAAACATAACAATAAACGTAAATACATTAAAAGCAAACGGTAGGGCTTATTTTCGCTCTAGCGAAAACGTTATAGCCATAACTAAGACCGAGGAAATAGGCACAATAACACACGAACTAGGCCACGGGCTAGAGTTTCACAATAAGGAATATTTTGAAAAGGTAAAGGCTTATTACGCCGAACGAACAAAGGGCGAAAAATTAGAAAGCCTTAGAAATGTTACGGGTAATAGAGGTTATAGAACAGACGAGAGAACAAAAAAAGATAAATTTAGAGAGGCTTATACGGGTAAATGGTACTCAGACATTACGGGAGAGCAAAGGGCTACGGAACTTACTAGTATGTGGTTTACTGAGGTTTACGACGATTTAGACCGATTTATAGATAAAGACCCCGATTTTTTTGAGCATTTTTATAAACTATTCAACGAATGATAATAAAACTAAAGATATACGGCGATAATGTTACAATAAAAGACGATAAAGCGTATAGCGATAATCAATTATTAGCGGAAATGTGTAACTTTATAAGCGATACCGTAGGGCTAGGGGGTGCGACTAACGAGGGGTATTTACCTACGTTACGCGAAACTTTCGGCGATAATTTTACACTTTTAGAGGTAGAAGATGAGCCAAAAGACGCCATTTATTAAAATTAGATATATGAAACCAATACAAGTACTTAACAGATTTTTTGAGGCCCGCGACTGTATGCACCTCGTACACTTTAATACTACGTCGCTTTCTGAGCATAAGGCGCTCGGCGAATTTTACGACGGGTGGCTAGACTTGGTAGATAGCTTTGTAGAAACCTACGCGGGTAGATATGGTAGGATAGAGGGCGCCATAACTATAGAGGTTAGCAGCGATTATAATAGCACCGAATACCTACAGAAATTAAGAGCCTTTGTAAGTATGGACGCTATGACGATTATAGCGCCTACCTTAGATAGCGATTTAAACAACATTTTAGCCGATATGTTAGCCTTAATTAACCACACCTTGTATATGTTAACCCTAAAGTAATGAAGCTAATAAAACTAATACTAAAAGCCTTGCACGTACACGATTGGAATATAATAAGTACTAGTAATTTTTATAGCGAGGTGTACCTATGTACTAAATGTAACAAGATAAAACGCGTAAAATGATATACGACTTTAATAAATACGAGCCGACACACAATAAAATGATAGACCTTTGCGCTAACGTGATAAGTTTAGCCCGCGAACGTAACGAGCCTATAAAGGCTTTACACCTTAAGCCTATGAATTACGAGTGGTTTAAGAGCGGGGTACAAACTTTGTTAAATAGACCGTTAGAAGTAGAAGAGTTGCTAGAGTTTGACGGGGTTAACATTGAGTTAGGCAGTAAATTCCAAAGTAAAACTATCGTAATAGAATACTATGAGCGACAACAAGCTATCGTTTAAAGAGGTAATGGCGAAAATGGAAACGCTAAAGCTAGAACTACCGCGCGTATTGTCTAACGATACGCAACGTTTTTTTACTCAAAGTTTCGATAAACAAGGTTTTACCGATAAAAGCCTAGAGCCTTGGGCTAAAAGAAAGAAACCTAAAAAGACAGACGAGGGCCGCGCTATATTGGTGCAGTCGGGTAGATTACGTAGAGCGGTGGCAAATAGTGCGCGTGGGGTAAGTTTTGATAAAATAGATTTTATAGTAGACGTACCCTATGCGGAAATACATAACGACGGGGGTTTAATGGGTAAAGGGGGTACAATGCCAAAGCGCCAATTTATGGGCGAAAGTGCTGAGTTAACCAAAAGACTAATAAAAAAGATTAATTTAGCAGTAAGTAAGTTATGGCGGGAATAAGCGCAGTATATCAAGACCTTAAAAGCAAAATAAGCACGGCCACGGCGTCGGGCTTTGTTCATATATGGAATAACCAACTAGAGCAACTAGCAGAGGGTAAAACTTACGCCTTTCCTTTTCCTTGTTACTTTATCGAGGTTATGCCGCCAACGCAGTACGACCCAATAGGTAGGGGGTATGCAACGGGCGAACTTACTATAAAAATACACATAGGCCACGAAGAGTACGACGCCTTTAACGGCAATTATGAGGAAAACGTAAACGTATTTACGCTACGCGACGGCATAATAAACGCTTTAAATAGCTACCAACCCGTGGCGTGCAGTAGTTTAATGAAGATTAGCGAAACCCAAGATTATGTACACACGAATATATACCATTATGTGGTAGAGTTTAAATGCGCATTTATAGACAGTAGGGGCAGTATAGACGAGCAATTACCTTTCGTAGACGGCTCATTTAGCGAGATAGATATAAACGCTATTGTAGACACTAGCCTAGCGAATAAATTTGATAGTACTTTTGATAATACTTTTAACTTATAACAATGCAAAAAACGGACGTAGAATTACTAGCCGAAGCTAACATAATTAAGAACGAAACCAACGCGGGCGCCAATACGGCTACTCGTGTAGGTGTTATGTTGGTAGATATGATAGACAGTAAAGCAAATAACGCCAATGCGGGCGCTCAAAACTTGGACGGGGTATTATTAGCGGGTAACATATCTAGCCAAAACATACAGTTAAGAAATAGCCTTACCGCGCCAACTATTGAAAACGAAATAGCGCCTAACTATGTGTATATGTACGACGACCAAAGCGGCGAGGCTGAGTTATCCCCTAATCAAAATTATATCTATCAATATGTAAGCGGGCAAGACGTTTACGTATATAGCACAATTAATGGCGGTAACCCATATACAGAAATTAAAGGCGTATCGGGCGAATTTGTAAGAGTAACACACAACTATATAAATTTTAACGATACGTGTAGCTTATATTTTCCAAACAATAGCGGCGTAATTAAAACAGAGGAAACCACTAACAATATAGATACTACCACGCAAGACGTACAAGTAAACGGCAATACGATTAACGAAGTAACGGCAGCGGGTGCTTTTAATTTGATATTTCCCGACCCAAGTTTAAACAATAACCAAAGAATAACAATAGTAAATACCGATATAGTAAACCCCGTATTATTTGACGATACTAATACCTTTGCCCCTTATTGGTTAGGCTCACAAAACAAAATGACGGTTTTAGGCGCGGCGCAAATGTTAGTATTAACAAGCGTTAACGGTAAGTGGCGCGGTGGTTTAATGTACGATTAAAATAAAAACAATGGCTAGAAGCGTAAACGAAATACAACAAGAAATAATAAGCCTAGTACAAGCTACCCCCGAGTTAGCAGAGGCTAGCAGTACGTCTAAGCGTGCTATATGGCGTTTATGGACGTATGTAGTAGCGGTAACGATTAACCTATATGAGCAACTACAAGACCTTTTTAGAACGGAGGTAGAAAGTATAGTAGCTTTATCAGCACCTCAGACGCCGCAATGGGTACAAGATAGAGTATTTAAGTTTCAATACTCAGCAACCGACCCGCAAGTAATACAGTTAATAGACCTAGTACCACAATATCCAAACGTTAACCCCGCTTTAAGAATAGTTACTAGGTGTAGCGTTAAAACTAATTTAAGCGGTAGGGTAAATATTAAGGCAGCTAAGAGCGAGCCGCCCGCGCCATTGGATAGTCTAGAAATAGACGCCCTACAAAGTTATATAAACGTAATAGGCGTAGCGGGCATTAACTACGCAGTAGTTTCTAGCGATAGCGATAAATTGTATATAGAAGCCGATATTTATTATATTGGTAGTTACTCGGCAGTTATCAGCGCTAACGTTATCGCCTCTATTGAAAGCTATTTAAGTACTTTACCTTTTGACGGCTCTATGAAGTTACTAGATTTAGAGATAGCTATTAGGAATACAGTAGGAGTTAACGACGTGTTTTTTAAGAATGTAAAAGCGCGTAAAGATAGCACGCCTTTAAGCGGTGCAAGTGCATTGGTTTTGAATAATACCGTAATATCTAGGCAATGGCCAACGGTTAGCGGTTACATTGTCGGCGAAACTACTAGCGGTAGTACGTTGGCAGATACATTAAACTTTATAGCTGAGTAATGAGTATTTTTACATTTAACTATATACAAAAAGTTGTAGAACTATTACCGCCCGATAAACGCGGGCCTAAAATGGTTAATTGGCTTATAGACCTATTAGGGCCTATGGGCGTAAACTATAACGATTTATTTGTAGACTATAAGACGGGCAGCGAATACGATTTATACGACAGTTTAACTACTTACAATACGGGCGACCGCGTACAATACGGGCAAAGCGTTTACGAAAGTATTATAGATAGCAACACCTTAAACCCTACCGACGTGGCGGGGTGGCGTTTATACGAAGAGTATTTTATAGGTGTAGACGAGCGTATAATGTACAACCATATTAAAGTAGTGCTAGAGTACGCATTAAATAAAAGGTTTGGTACTACGTTTAGGCAGCCTAATTTAATTAGCGATATTTACATAGAAACCAACCAACCGCCCTACGGGCCTTTTATAGTTGGCGCGATAGAGGACGAAAGTAGCGTAGTGTATTTAGATACTAGTAGCGATTGGGTAATAAACGGCTATAGCTTTGCTATATTCAATAACTTTACGATATACGTACCTTTGGCAGTATATGAGGCGCAAAGCGCAGATATTAACGCTAGAGAGCCTATATTTAGGTACTTTATTGATAAATACAATACGGCGGGTTTAAATTATAACATAGTAACTTACTAATAACTTACTAATAAATACTAATAAATGAAAAAAATAATTACAAGCGATATTAGTACGGGTATAGGTATGCCGATAAAATCGGGTACTTTAGACCATTTACAAAGCGCATATAAAGAGGCTTTAGATTTTGTAACTAGAAACCTAATAGGCAATTACGACGCAAATAAAGTGTATATAATTAGCGGCTGCGTATTATACCTAGACGGCGCAGTAACAAAAGTAACCGAGGGGGCTATGTTTTATGGCGGTGAAATATACCTAGTAGATAATTCAAGTATAGGTATAGCGCCTTTTAATTACCCAATATGTAATATATCTACTACGTTTTTTTCGGGTACTAATGCCGACCCCGTTAATTTTACCGACGGTATAGATAGAAACGTACACGAGATTAAAAAAATAACATTAGCTAACGGTACTAGCGGTAGTGGGTTAATTGATTTTGTAGACTGTACGCGCCTAGATTGGCAAACAAAATACGACGCGGGCGTAGTATCAGTAACGACGGGTACGGCTACTATTACCTCTTGTAGACTAAGATATAAAAAGCAAGGCGATAGCGTTATTATAAACTATAAAGTAAATTTAGACGTAATTTCCTACGATAGCAGCATATTAGAGTTAGCTATATTATTGCCTATTCTAGCAGATATACAAAACACGGGCTTTAATATGTACAATAGCGGTACATTTATTAATACTACTAATACAAGATATGGTAGCTTTTGCGAGGTAAGATATATTAACGCATTTATAGACCCGCAATTAATTGTAAATGTAAATAATAGCGAGTTAGGTAATTGCGTTATAGCGGGGCAAATAATTTACCCAACAAAAGCCTAATATGAAAATATGCCTAAAAAACGATTACACCCTAACAAGGTATGCGGCTACTTAAAGCCAAAAAACGAGGCCCTATTTAAGGGTTACATAGCCGTTAACGAGTTAGGGGTAAGCGAGGGTATCAACATTATTTTAAAAGACTTTTTTAGCAGATTACCCGAAAACGAGAAAGTAAAATATTTGAATAAAAAAAATAAAAGTTAATAAGTGTACCCCACACCAAAAAAGCTATAACATTTAAAACTATTTTTGATAAAGTGAATTTCATTTATACCATAGACGTAGAGAGCGACGAGCCAATAATGCTTATTAATAAGCACATAGGTTTTGATAGCGACGAGGGCCAAGGCGTAGACGGCTCGTTATTCCAAGAGGAGTTACTACGACTAGACGCAATGGGTAAAAAGCGTATACAAGTTTGGATAAATAGCGCGGGTGGTGTGGTAATGGACGGCTACAATATCTACAACGCTATTCTAAAATCTAAGACTAAGGTAGACACTTATTGCGTAGGTATAGCCGCTAGTATTGCTGCGGTAATATTTCAAGCGGGGCGTAAAAGAGTAATGGCAGATTATAGCCTATTAATGTACCATAACCCATACGGTGGCGATAGCGTAGAACTTAAAAAAATGCGCGAGAGTATCGCGGTTATGATTAGCAGCAGAACTAACACTAGTTTAGACGAGGTATTAAAAATTATGGATAGGACGACGTGGATAACGGCAAGCGAGGCGCTTATAAATGGTTTTGCTGACGAGGTAGAGGCTAGTAAAGATAATAACCTAAAGCACGGCAACGCTAAAGCAATGTGGGAAAGCGGTAAAGTAATTGCAAACAGTATTTTAAAACCAAAAATAGAAAACAAAATGAACAAAGTAGCTAATAAACTTGGCTTAAACGCCGAGGCTAACGAAGAGGCTATTTTAGCGTCTATTACGTCTATCGTAAACAAAAGCGAAGATATGGAGGCTAAATACTCTAAAATGGAGGACGAATTAAAAAAGGCGCAAGAAAAATGCGACGAATTAGAAAACAAAATGGCCGAAGCTAAAAAAGCTATGGACGAGGCAGAAGCTAAGAAAGCAGAAGCCGAGGCAGAAGCTAAGAAAAGCGAGGCTAAAAATATGGTAGAAAACTTTGTTAAAGTTGGTAAGATTAAAAACGAAAGCGCTGAAAAATGGGTAGCAAAAGCTATCGTAGATTTTGACGGCGTTAAAAACTTGTTAGAAGAGTTACCAACAAACGGCAAGGCTACAACTATTGCAACTAGTGAAAGTAAAAACGATAGTGAATTAACTATGGTAGCCGCTAAAGCAATGGCAGAAGTACGTAACAGATTAAAAATTTAATAACCCAATAAAAAACCAATTTTATGGCAGACAGTTTAAACATTATAGATACCTCGTGGAGTGGCCCCGCCGCGTCGTATATGATTACCCGTGCAGTTATCGGCGCGGACACTATTGAAAAGGGCTGCATTTACGTTGAGGACGGTATTAGAAAGAAAAAGACTATCCCACGTATTGAAGTATCTAACTTTATGCAAAAGCGTACGGCTACACCAACCTCACAAGGTGCGGTAGACGTAGACGGCAGAGTATTAACGCCGCAAGATTTAATGTTGTACTACGAATTTAACCCAAGAGATTACGAGCAACATTTTTACGCAGAGCAGTTGCAACCTAAACTAATCGGCAGAGAGTTACCCGTAACGGCTGAAAATTTTATGATGTTGCAAACTATGAAGCGTTTGAACGAATTTTTTGAAAATGCTATTTGGCGCTCACGTATTGAGTACGACCCCGCGGGCGATAACGTAGACCCTACAACTAAGGGCGATACGGCTAGCGCGGCGTCTTATTTCTACTTTGACGGTTTAGTTAAAAAAGCGTTAGACGCAGCTACCGACCCTAACTATCCTACTATCGTAGTAACTAGCCCCGCTACACTTGTTGCGGGAACTGCGGGCGCGGGTCAAGAAAACATAGGCGCGGCTTTCCAACGTTGTTTATTAAAAGTACCTAAAGCCTTGTTATTTAGATACGGCGCAGCGGGTTTAAAATTCCACGTATCGTACGCTACTAAATTAGTTTACGAAGAGTGGCTAACTACTACTGCAACGTTTAAGAATAATAACTTTACTGAGCAAGGGCAAAACTTTTACAAAGGTTACACAGTAGCACCGTTAGCGGGTATGCCCGATAACACTATTATTGTAGCATTGTCTAAGCCCGACATCGATAGTAACCTTTGGTTAGGTATCAATAGCACAGAGGACAACCAACTACAGTTAATGCGCTTGCAAAACAATAGCGAATTGTTTTTTGTAAAAGGTTTGTTTAAAATGGACACGCAAATAGGTTTCGCAGACCAACTAGTAGTATATACCACTCTCACGGCTTAATTTCATATATAGGACAAAAGCCCCCTACGGGGGGTTTTTTTTAAACTTTATGGCAAACTTTAGATTTAATAACGAGCAAGGGCAAGACGATACGGGGCGAGTAGCTACGTATATACAAAGGTTATATAATCTAAATAGTAGCAATATTGTAATTAACCCCAATGGGTACGTAAATACTTATTTACTTAGTGGTACACAAACCCAAACGAGCGTAACTGTTAATATAGCACCTAATAATAAACCTAATATAGGCGATTATTTAGAGTTGATTATAGCGCCTAATACTGACGGCTTAACGCTAGATTTTGGTACGGGCTTTTTAAATGCTAGCCAAATAGTAGTAGCAGCGGGAGAAAGACAAATAGCTAATTTTCAGTACGACGGCACAGATTGGGTAAACGTATTAGCGACTAGTGGAGGCGGTGGCGGCGGTGCAGTAAACACAGTAAATAACATAGCCCCCGTCAGCGGTAACGTAGATTTAGGTACAATAGTAAATAGCGTAAATGGCCAAAGCGGCGCTATAACAATAGCAGCACCCCCGCAAGTATACATAGGTTTACTAGGCGCGGGCGCACCTAACGGAAACGTACAAGTATTAAAAAATACTATTTCGGGGTGTACTATGACAGTAAGTAAAATTGGCGTAGGTCGGTATCGTTTAACCTCAAACATTAGGCTATATTTTGATAGTGTAGCCTCTAATATTTCTGTAAGTTATCCTAGCGTTATTAGTAGTAGTCAAGCAATACCTAATCTAAATTACGTAATAATGGGGCCAAGCGGAGAAAATTATAGCTTTGATTTTAATGTATATAATAACCTTACTAGTGCGTTTAACGACGATTGGACTACGATACGTTTTAAAATAGAAGTATATTAATATGATAAACGAAATAAAAGAAAAATACAAAAACTTACCCCACATTAAGACGGTTTGGGTTATTGGTAATGATATTTGGATAACGCCCGTTAGCGGTGGTACTAAAGTAGATTTAACCAAGAGCGAAGAGCCAATTAATGAAGAGGTAAACGAAACCCCAATTAATAAAAAATCTAAAAAGAAATAAAATGGCATTAAATGACATTATTTTTATAAAAGGCCAAGGCGGGTTAGGCCGACCATTAGAGGGCGAAGATTATATAAGCGGCTTACAAATTTATACTTCTAGCGTGCCTATGATTGCTACGCCCGTATTTTTGGGTAGTTTAGCAGACGCCGAAAAATTAGGAATTACTAACGATTATAGCGACGCAGTATCCGAAGTTGATTTATTTATAGTAGACGCAATAGGCGCAGACGGCGACACCTCAACTATTACAGTATCAACTATAGACAGTTTAGGCTTACCCGTTACTTATACTTTGGCTACCTATACACAAGTTAGCGGCGATAATACTCCGTCTTTAGTAGCCTCGGCTATTGCTAGCTTAATTAACGATAGCAGCTATACAACGGGTTACACCGCAGAGGCAGACGGCGACGGCGTTTTAATTTCGTCCCCTAAAAGATTAGGTTTATATGGTAACAGTTTCGGGGTTAGTAATATGGGTAGTATTATTGTAGTTTTTGACGGTATAGACACCGCGGCTACATTTAGCAAAATGGCGGTATGGCATTACCATATAAGCGAGTTTTTTAGAGTACAACCTAAAGGCGAATTATATTTACATTTTTCTAATAGCACGACTTGGGATTTTAGCGAATTACAAACGCTACAAGACTTTTCGGGCGGTAAAATTAGACAAGTAGGGGTATTAGCTTACGAAAGAACATTTAGCGCGGGCGATACGTCAGCTATTCAAACTGTATGCAATACTTTAGCTAGTCAACACAAGCCAATGAGCGTTATTTTGTCTGAAAATATGATAGGTAGCGTACTTACTAACTTAGCAGATTTAAACGCATACTCTAACAATAACGTAAGCGTAATTATTGGCCAAGACGGCGCGGGCCAAGGTAACTACCTTTTTATAACTAACAGTCAGACTAATAGTATTGGAATGATTGGCGCAACACTTGGCGCGGTTTCTTTGTCTAAGGTTAGCGAAGATATTGCGTGGGTATCTAAGTACAATATGAGTAACGGCATTGAATTAGATACTATCAACTTTGCAGACGGTACACCAATTAAAACAACGGCGCAAAACTTACTCAATAAGCTAGATAATCAACGTTATATTTTCTTAATTAAATACGTAGGTATTGCGGGTAGCTATTTTAACGATAGCCATTGCGCGGTAACCGTAACAAGCGATTACGCGTATATTGAGAATAACAGAACGATAGACAAAGCAATAAGAGGCGTTTACTCGTCTATGCTGCCTAATCTTAATAGCCCATTGGTACTTAACGCAGACGGCACGTTAACAGATACTACGGTAGCTTATTTTACTAGCCAAGCGTCTACTAACCTAGACCAAATGGTAAGAGATGTAGAGTTAAGCGCTTATGGTGTAACAATAGACCCACGCCAAAACGTTTTAAGTACAAGTACTTTGGTAATTACTATTAAATTAGTACCTATCGGGGTAGCTAGAAACATTATTGTAAACATTGGTTTCACACTTTCAATTTAATAAAAAATGAGTACACCATTAATTAACGGCATTAACTACTCGTGGGCTAACGTAACCTTAAATTTGTTTGGCGTACCCGTTGTAGGAATTACCAAGATAGAATATAAAAGAAAGCAAAAAAAAGAAAACAATTACGGCGCGGGTAGCCAACCGGTAAGCCGTGGTTATGGCAACTACGAGTACGACGGTAGTATAGAAATTTACCTAGACGAGTGGAAACGCATAATAGCCGCAGCACCTAATAAAGACCCTTTATTAATCGCGCCTTTTGATATTCAAGTAACGTATAGCGGTCGTGGTATTGCAGCCGAGAAAGACGTATTAAAATCGTGCGAATTTCTAGAAGATAATTTTACCGCTAACCAAGGCGATACTAAGCTAATGGTAACCGTTCCTTTAATTATCGGTTTAATTGATAGAAGTAACGCGTAATTATTTATATTTGTTGTAAATTTATTTTTATGACAAACGAAGAAATACAAGAGAAAGCGGGCGAACTTGCGCAGCGTGAAAACTGCAAAGTACACCCGCTTATTTTTATGGCCGCCGAAAACGACAACGTTATAGGTTTTATAAAAGAGCCGCCACGCCACGTTAAGTTACGCGTAATGGATAAAGGGCTAACAAGCCCCGCAACCGCCGCCGCTGAGGTAGTAGACGCGTACATAATTAAAGACGCTAGCGACCCTAGGATATGGGACGAAAACCCCGAAAACGATAAATATTACCTAGGTGCTACTATGGAGGCGTACAATATGATTAATATGGCCGTTAATCAGTTTAAAAAAAAATAGAAGAGGCGACGCTAGAAGATTATAGCGAAGATATTTTACAATGGGGGGCATTAATTCAATACTATTTTAAAGTAGACCCCGACGACTTAGACGACGATAGACTAGCTATTTATATAGGGCGATTACAGTACGCATTAAAAAAGACCCAACAATGGCAAACGTAATAGAATACGTAATAAGTTTAAAAGACCTCTTGACCTCTAAACTAAAAGAGGCCGAAACCGAAGCCGAAAAGCTAAACGAGAAAATGAGCGGCTTAGAGGGTATGGCTAAGAAAGTAGGCGCCGCAGTAGTCGCGGGTTTTGCCATTGATAAACTTAGCGAGTTTGGCAGCCATATCGTTAGTACATTGGGCGAGTTTGAGCGCTACGACGCAGTATTAACCAACACCCTAGGCAGTAGCAGCGAAAGCAAAAAGATACTAGCCGAAATTACAGACTTTGCAAGTAAGACACCTTTTGCAGTTAACGAGTTAACCGATAGCTACGTAAAACTAGCTAACCAAGGATTTAAGCCTACTATGAACGAAATGACTAAACTAGGCGACTTAGCAAGTAGCACGGGTAAGGGTTTCGGACAGTTAGGAGAGGCAATACTAGACGCGCAAAGCGGCGAATTTGAAAGGCTAAAAGAGTTTGGCGTAAAATCTTCAAAGCACGGCGACCAAGTAACCTTTACTTTTAAAGGTATGGCTACGACTGTAGACAATACAAGCGCCTCAATACAAAAATATTTATTAGGTCTAGGCGAGGCGCAAGGCGTAACGGGCGCAATGGCCGCAATATCTCAAACTACCGAGGGGCAAATTTCCAATTTAGACGACAACCTTAACAGTTTATATCTTACTTTAGGCACAGAGTTAAAGCCCGTAATAGCGGCGGTAATTTCGGGGCTAAGTGGCTTTGTAGACGTTATAAAAAATAGTATACATTGGCTTAAAGATAATCAAGATACGGTTAAGGCTTTCGCTATAACGGTAGGAGTATTAACTGTAGCTTATGGCGCCTATTGGGCTGCAACAAATACCGCCGCCATTTATGAAGGAATTTTAACCGCTCAAACTTGGTTACTTAATATTGCTATGAGTGCTAACCCTATTGGTATAGTAGTCGTAGCTATTGGGGCTTTTGTGGCTGCGATAGTGTACGCGTGGGAAAAGGTAGTAGGTTTTAGGGCCACAATAACGGGCATTTGGGGCGTTATACGTGAGTTTGGTAGTATCATTACGGACGTTTTCGGCGGTATATGGAAAACTATACACGGCGTTTTTACATTTAATAAAGACGAGGTAGCGCAAGGCTTTGCACAGACTACCGACGCTATGAAAAACGCGGGCGTGCGTATGGCTACCGCATATAAAGAGGGTTACGACGGTGTAATGGCCGACGACGCAAAGAAAAAAGCGGCAGAGAAAGAAAAGCCCGCAATGGCGCCAACTAAACCCGCAACAAAAGCGGCGGCAGCAACGGCAGCAAAAAAAGACACCTCGCCAAAAGGTGCAACGGGTACAAAATCAGTAACCATTAATATTTCAATAGGCAAACTAATAGAAACCTTTAAGGTACAAACTACCAATATGGGCGAGGGTGCGGGTAAGATAAAAGAAAAGGTAGCGGAAACTTTACTAGGTGCAATTAATGACAGTCAAATAGTAGCGGGTATATAATTTAATTATGAGTACTTTTAATAAGATTAATACAACCTTTCCAATTATCGCGACTACGGGCGCTTTAATTAGGGCCTTTAACTTACAAAACGTAAGAGTACCCGACGTAAGAAAAAACGAGTACGATACTAGCAAGCTAGCTACCAACTACGTAGAGGGCGACCCAAAGCTATACGATAGCGTTTTAGGTACGCCCGTTTTTGCTGACGTAACGCTAAAGGGTGGCAGTTATACGGATATAATTACTAACAAGGTAGTAACCTACCCCGAGTTAAGATATGACGCCGTTTTACTTACTATTGATTTTGCGGCCCGTATTATTAAAACAGAAATACAAGGCCGTAACGGTACGGTAAAAGAATACATAGGCGAGGACGACGCCAAGATAAGCATACAAGGTATAATTTGTGGTACTAACGGACACTACCCCGCTTTTGAGGTAGCGCAGTTAAACGATTGGCGGAGGGCGCCCGTATCTAAAGCCGTAGTAAGTACATTTTTGCAAAATTTAGGTATAGACAGTTTAGTAGTAGAAGATTTTAGCCTACCGCAAGTAGCGGGCGGTTACTCGTACCAAACTTTTACTATTAGCTGCGTAAGTGATTTACCCGTAGAGTTAAAAATAAGTAATAATGTTTAGGTGCATAACCGAAATAACGATAAAACAAAATAGCGAAGGCCGTAATAAAAGCCTTTTTTTTGACTTTGTTAACGAGTTTGAGGCTAGTGATACGTGGGTAGATTTAACTAACCAAGCTACCGTTAAGTTTCCTAAAAACATTTACGTACGCGACGAAAACGGCAAGCTATTCCCGTTAGGCGGAGATAACAAAAGTATAGGCGGTTTTAGCAACGAAACGCCACTTTTTTTAAAAGGCGATTTAATTAGTATAAATTTTGGTTATTGGTATTTTGACAAACTAGGAAACGAAAAAAGAGAACTACCGCAAGAGCCAATATTTAAAGGCTACATAACTGAGGTAATAAGTAAAAAGCCTATCGAGTTAAAGTGCGAAGATAATATGTGGAAACTAAAACAGATTAGCGCACCTAATAAACTATTTCCTCAAAAATCCTATACTTGGGAAGCCATTTTAAAAGAATTATTAACGGGTACGGGTTTTACTGTAAATGCTTTAACTAGTACGCGTATTGGCGATTTTAGAACGCAAAACGAAACCGTAGCGCAAGTAATTGAGCGGGTAAGAAAAGATTTTCATTTAGAGGCCTATTTTAGAGGCAACGAGTTAAGGTGCGGCGCTAAGGTTTACGTAGATAGCGACAACATAGTAAACGGCGTAGAGGTGGCTAATACATTCGTATTTCAAGAGAATATAATAAGCGACGACCTAGCCTATAAAAGAAAAGACGACACCATATTAAGCGCGGTATGTTACTCAGTCAATAAGTTTGAATTAAACACAACAACTAAGACGGGTAAAACCAAAACAAAAAACGAGCGCCTAGAGATTTTAGTATATTGGGATAAGAAACTAAACGAGTTTAAATTTCAGAAAAAAGAGAAAGGCAAAGAGTACCCCCAAAACGTAGAGGGCGAGCGTAGAAGCCTTTACTTTTGGGATATTAATAACGTTAACGACCTTTTTGCTAAAGGCGTAGACGAGTTAAAAAAGTTTTACTATACGGGTTTTAAAGGTAAGTTTACTACGTTTGCTATACCGTATATAAGACAAGGCAATAACATTTATATAAAAGATAACGTACTACCCGAGCGTAACGGAAAATACAAAGTAAAAGGCGTAAATTATTCGGGCGGTACTAGTGGGCATAGGCAAGAGATAATACTAGACTATAAAATAAGTTAATGAACGCTAACTACGATAGGAGTATAATAGCCTCGGTGCAAAAAATGACGGGAACGTATAACATAGATACGGTTTACCTAGTTACGGGTAACGTATTAAGTGTAGACGAGGCGGCGGGTACTTGTAGCGTAGAGGCTATTAGCGGTAATGCTGCGACTAATATAGACGGCGTAGAGTTTCAAACCGTAATAGCTGACGGGGTGCTAATTATACCTAAAATAGATAGCGAGGTAAAAGTACTTTTTAGTAAATATACTACCCCTTTTATTGTACAATATAGCGAGGTAGATAAGATTTATTTAGGCGCTGAGTTAGTACAATTTAACGACGGCAACCTAGGCGGTATGGTAAAAGTAATAGACCTTACGACCAAGTTAAACAACTTAGAGAATAAGGTAAACGATATACTAACGGCTTTTAACGCCCATACACATACTAGCACCGCGCCAAGTACACCAACAACGCCGCCACTAGCACCGATAGTGGGAACGTTAACACCGACACAACAAACAGACATAGAAAACACTTTAATAGTACAATAATGCCGATTAGATACGATATAGGACTAGACAACAACGAGCCGATATTTAATAACGGCGATTTTGTAGTAACTGAAAGCGACACGCAACACATAGTAGACACCGTTAACGCCTTTGCGGGGTGGTGGAAAGAAAACCCGCTAGACGGGGTAGGTATAATGGGTTATAGCAAGGCGCCCGCAGTTATACAAGAGATTAACCGAAAATGTAGAATAGAAATTGAAAGCGACGGATATAAGATTAAAGCGCCTATGGTTACTTTAAGCCCGTCGGGAATATTAACAATACAACCTAACGCAGAGTATGCTTAATTATTACGCAGTTTATGGGCAGAGTTTGCCCGATATATGCCTAAATACCTACGGTAGTATGGACTACTTTTATAAGCTATTACAAGATAGCGGCATAGCAGACGCTAACCAAGAGCCGTACACGGGCCAACTATTTGTATACGACCCTACCGTAATAGTAGACATATCGGTAAACCGTACAACGACTTTAAATAACATTAGATACGCCACGGCTAACGCGGGCAATGGTAACACTTATTATATAGTAACGGGCGGTAGTACACCAAAACCAAATAACCCGCCGCCACAACCCCCAACCATTTACAATATGTACGAGAAAGTAAGCGCCTTAAATTATACGTCTACGTCAGACACGGGCGAAACGTCAATAGTTATACCAACTTTAACGGGTAAGACCATAGTACAAATAGAAAGGAATATACAACCCTACAAGACTAGCGAGTGGTCTTTTAACAAAACAACGGCCACGCTTACACTAACCGAGCCAATTTTTAAAGACGAAACGTTATTTATTATTTACAAAGAAATGATTACAATATGAGAAAGTTTTTATTTTTCGCCTTTCTAATTATATCTACTACGGCCTCGGCTCAATGGACTATAATAAACGGTAAGCAAAGGTTTGCTAAAGGCTTGGGAATACCTACACTAGACACAATACACACCGAAATACCTAACGATAGTAGCCAAATGGTATTAAGACCGCAAGATAGTACGATATGGTATAGATATAAGGGCAAATGGTTAACGTTTGGAGGCGGTAGTACGATAGATACTACCAATAGATTTGTAAATAACGTTACGTCGGTTAACGATAGTACTATAAGGGTTTACAAAGGTGCTACAAGTACTACCATAACAGTAAGGCCAACATTACCAACATATACGCCTACTATTGTACCTTATGCAAATGCTAGCGGCGTGTTAACGGGTGCGCTAGCTGACTTAAAATATACAAGCAATACGCTTTATATAGGTTCTACGGGTGCTATAGGTACTCAACACGCTTTAGACTTAAATAACGGACGCGCGACTATATACGGGAATTTTAACGGTATGCGACTTAACGTTGGTAGCGGTACTACGGGAGTAGTAGACCCGTCAAAATCATTTTCTTTTTACAATAAAGGAACTAGATACGCATACATAACTACTGTAGGTAGCGGAACGTTAGGGCAAGACCCGCCATTTACGCATAAATTTATTTTAGATAGCGCCAATTTATACGTACCACGGTTTGGCGGTACTAGCGATAGTATGGCAATATTTGAAGCTACAACGGGCAAAATAAAAGCTATGGCAATACCAAGCGCGGGAACGCAAGACCTACAAAGCGTTTTAAATGTTGGAGAATATGCTAACGATAAAAATATATATTTAAGAGATGCGCTAGGGAATAATATAGATATAACTACGCCTTACGGAATATCTTACTATACGTCGCCTTTTAATGGCAATAGAATGTATGTAGACCAACTAGAAATACAAAAAAGCAGCAATTCAAGACAAGTTAACTTAACTACTGAGTTGTTAAAATGGACTAATACCTCAAATGGTAACCAAGTTTCTTTATATCCAAGCGCTACATTTTCTAATCAAAAAGACACTTTACCTACTACCTCGGGAGTGTTAGCTATTTCGGTAAATGGAGTAAAAGCTAATACCTCGGGTAATATTGTTTTAACTACGGGCAGCGGTACGGTAACTAGCGTAGCTACGGGTTACGGTTTAAGCGGGGGTACTATAACTACTAGTGGTACGCTTTTAGTAGATAGTGCTACTTTATCTACTAAGTATTTAAGAATAGTAGACACTACAAACAAATGGGTTAATAGTGTTAGTCAGCCAAACGATAGTACAATACGAGTAATAAAAGGCGGCACTACTAGCGATTATATTATAAGGGCAAGCGTTGCGGGTATTGCTACTAGATTAATTACCCAAGTTTACAATAATAGCGGCGCTACTATCGCTAAAGGTAGTATAGTTTATATTAACGGCGCACACTCTAGCAACTTGCCTACTATTTTAAAAGCCCAAGCAAATACCGAAGCTACTAGCGCTTATACTTATGGGTTAGTAGAAACCGATATAGCAAACAATAGCAGCGGCACGGTTATACAAAATGGCGCTATAACTAATCTAAATTTACCTACGTCTAGTTATACAGACGGGCAAACTTTATATTTAAGCCCAACAGTAGCGGGAGGCTATACAACTACTAAACCTTTAGCCCCTTATCATTATGTAGCTATTGGTACAGTAACTAGAGCGCACCCTAATTTTGGTACTATTCAAATAGCGGTAAGAAATGGTTTTCAGTTAGACGAAATGAGCGACGTATCTATAGCTTTAACGCCCGCAGATAGCACACTATTACAGTTTAGCCGTGTAGATAGTTTATGGCACGACGTTAGCGTGGTAAATGCAATAGGTAACAAGTATATAAAACCTAGCGATACGTCGGTATTTCAGCGTAAAAGTTTATCGGCTTATACAGTAATGGCAAACAATACCGCAGCAACGGCTAACGCTACGGCTATAACTTATAGAGATAACGCAGAGGCAGCCTATACGGGTAGTATTACTTGGTCAAGTGGTACGGCGCCGTCGGGTACTACTAACCACCGCTATAAGTGGTCGCAGATAGGCAAAACGGTTACTTTATCTATTATGTTAAACTATGGTACGGCGGGAGTAGGTAACACGGGCGTAGTAATGGCTTTGCCTAGTGATTGCCCCGCGCCTTTAAATTGGAACGGGTGGGCTACTAGCTCAGATATGATAAGCACGGCGTGGGGTTTTATTGGTGCTAATACCGCAACACCTACAACGGGTAGAGCGATTTTAGCTAATAACGCAAGTAATACGGGTTATAATATTACTATATCGTCGTCTAGTACGGCGTCTAGAACTGCGGGCTTTACATTAACTTATTTTACACCTTAATTATGTTACACATTAGACAGAAAAATAGCGTAGGTACGGACAGTTATACTATTGTAATTACTGACGATTGGAATGAGCCACTAGAGCAACACCCTAGCATAGTAGAGCGCCCCGAAGATTTTGAAATAGTAGACTGCGAGCCGCCCGCATACGTGCAATATTTAAAATATTAGTATATACACAATGGGTTACTAAATTGTCTATTTAATTAAGTTTGGTAGCAAATTTGAACTATGATAGACAAACGTACACCTATGACACACCATTTTGACAATAAATTTGACTTGTTAGCCGTTTGGTTATTTAGTAGCTTATCCTTTATGACTATGAATAACTTAGTTGGCTTTTTTGCTATATTGGCTAGTTTGGTTTCTATTGTAAAGGCTTTGCCTAGCATTATTAGAGATTTTAAAAAATTAATGAAATGAGCAACATAAAAACGACAGTAGCGGGCTTAATCTTAGCCGTGTTAGTAGTAATACAACCAATAGTAGAGGGCGTGGGTTATCATTTAGACGCGGCTACCATTGGTAAAATTATTTTTGCTGCGGCATTAGCTGCGCTCGGTTACTTATCAAAAGACCATAATAACAATGCGTAGTATTATACTATTGATATTTTTAAGTAGTTGTTTGACTTCAAAAAAAGTAGACAAGTACCTAGATAAACACCCCGAATTTTCAGCCAAAGATTGCGCCGATAGATACCCCGTATATGTAGACACGATAGTAAATTATAATTGGGATACTATAAGCGTACCCGATATTAAGATAATAAGAGATAGCCAAGACCGCGTTATAATCAAAAAAGTACCACAACTAAAATTAGTTGTAAAAACTGTTACAATAACTAAAGAAAACACCGCCAAGGCTCAATATATTCAAACGGTAAAAACTAAAGATAGTTTAGCATTTACTAAGGCCGTTACTAACCTTTCAAACCAATTAACCCAACTTAAAGCGGACGTATCAAACAAAGAAACCAAAATAAAGGTTTTAAAAGGCGAGCGCTTTAAGTATTGGTTAATTATTTTACTACTAACCCTATTACTAATTCGTAAACCTATTTCAAGGCTTATTACGAGGGTTTAACTAACTTAGGCTTATGTTTGTACTCAACGGCGATATTTTACTAAAAATAGCCCCTAAAATGGGTAAAGACTTAGCCGACAAAATAGCCGACCTACTTACTGAGGTTTGCCCATTGTACGGGATAAATTCGGCAGATATACTACACGAGTTTCTAGCTAACCTTTTACACGAAAGCGGCGAATTTTCACACAAAACCGAGGTACTTAATTACACACCTAAACGACTTATGCAAGTTTGGCCCGCACGTTTTCGCGATTACGAAAAGGCCCTAAAGTATAGCCAAAACCAAAAACTATTAGCTGAGGAGGTTTACGGTAACCGTCGCGACCTTGGGAATATACAAGCGGGCGACGGGTGGCGGTTTCGTGGTAGTGGTTTTATCCAAATGACGGGGCGGCTAAACTTTGTCGCCTTTGCGTCGTATATGCGCCAAAAATTAAACATAGTTAAACCGTTGGACGTATGGGCAGACGAGTTAAGAAATAACGACGTATGGGCCTTGCATAGCGCTTGCTACATTTTTGCGATTAGTAAAGACCTTATAAAAGCCGCCCTAGCTAATAATATGACTTTAATAGTAAAAAAAATTAACGGCGGTATAATTGGGCTAGACGAGCGCCAAGCCTACTACGAACTTTGTAAAAAATACATTAAATAACTACCCCACTTTATACATATATCGCCCCCATTTATTGGGGGTTTTTTACTTTTATGTTGATTGATGTTTTTATGAATAAATTATCCTAGTGTTGGCCAAACGCGAAAACCACGCCCCTATATTTCTATATCGGGGGCTTTTTTTTCCTATATTTGCACCGTGTAGATTTACAGTTTTTTTTAGTTTTGCATCTGAATTAGTTTAATTTACCCCGAGCGTTTCCACGTTTGGGGTTTTTTTTGTCTTTTTTTTTAATTTTTTTTCTCAGTATTGGCGAGGGTTTCAAAGGTTTTTTATCTTTTTTTTGAAAATTCTTTGAAAAATGTTTTGTAGTTTCAAAAAGGCGGTATATATTTGCTCTATCAATAACAACTAAAAAACTAAAAAAATGGCACAAGTTACTAAAATCACTAAAAGAGAATTACACTTACAACTAGTAGAAATTGAAAACACTTTAGACGCTTTTAAATTTGCTGAAAACCTTATGAACGCTTTGAAAAGCGAAGTTATCAACTATAACGAGTACGATATGTTTAGCGGCGATTTATACTACCATTGCTTAAAAAACAATATTAGAACTACTAACGAGTGCGTAAACTTATTTTAATCAATAACGGAAGCGAAAGCCCCCACTAAAACTACACAATGCAAAATTTAGAAATCAAATTTATGGGTAACACAGTTTGGAAACTTACGACTACCTACTACGGTAAAACAATATCGTGTAACAGTCAGTCAGTAAGCAATATTATAGACGCCCGAAAAGGTAAAAAAACGGCGATTAAAGCGCTAATTAAAGAAACTATACAAAAAAATAAATGGTAATGAAAGTTAATAAAATATGGCGCTACTACGACCGCCTAGACCTCAAAAACAAAACCTTTTATCTAGCATACCACGACGAGTTATTAAGGCTATGCCAAGACTTTAACCAATGCGAAGATAAACAAGAGGCCGCGCAGTATGCAAACCGCGCAAAAGCAATAATAAAAGCACAAACAATTTTAAATAATTCTCAAATAAACTAAAATGAGCCAAAACACTAAAGACACGATAACCGTAACAGTAATTATAATACTGTCGCTATTAATTGAAAACTTTATAAAATTTTAACCAATGTACGTAGAAGATTACAATTTAAAAGACGGCGTATTATACGCCTTTGTTTACCCCGCCAAAACGATAGAAATAGATACTATAGATTTTGAGGCTTTTTTAAAAGATACTGATAAGCTAGCGTGGTGTAATGATTGGAATGAGGGCGGCAACCACCACCAAATAACGGGCCAACTAGACATATACGAATACTTTGAGCATACGCCCTACGCTGATAAGTTAGCCGATATAAAAGAGTACATAAATAAATATTATTAAACAAAATTAAAATCATATCTTTATCAAAACAAAAACAAAAATGAAAAAAGAAACGACACAAGGCCGAGGCGGCGCCCGCCCCAACTGTGGGCGAAAGCCCATAGCCGACAAAAAGCAAAACGTAACCGTTTTTATACCCGCCTCGGTTATAAAAAAAAATGGCGGTATTGAAAAATTAAAAACTAAAATCTTAAAAACTTATGTACACGTCTAAAAGTTTAAAACTAGCAAGCAAACTAACTAAAATACTAGAACTAATACACGAGGTTAATAACCGCACAGAGTTTCAGCGCTCAGAGTTGCACCGGTACGACCACGCCGATAGTAGCAGCCTCTTAAAATGGTTTTACACCCGCGAGCATTTTACTAAAAAAATAGAAACTTACAAAGCCGTAAAGAGCCGTTTAATGAAATACTATGAGAATACTTTACACGCGTTAATCGTGGAGGGCTTTAGACACGGTATTACATTTGATAACCAAATAAAAGAAACTGTATGCAGCTAGCTTGGTTTATGTTTACCGCGTTTATGTTATGGCTTATAGCTAACTTTTATATTTTTATTTTGCTACCTAGGCAAGTAAAAAAAGAGGTATATGGCCACCCCGTATATATCCAACAAGACTACGACAATTTAATAAGTGCGATACGCAGAGCCAACGACCTAGACCAACTAGAGTTATGTGGCCACGCTATTAAACTTTTTAAAAAACGTTACGAAATAGTTACCGACTGTAAAGTAAAAATGGAGGGCCTACGTAAAGCATACTACACTAAAAAAACATTATTAAAAGAATTAAACTTAAACTAAAATGAACGAACTAATTAAGACCCCCGAGCAAAGCGTATTTAAAGCCGACGAGCAATTTAACCACGCGCAAAGAGTAGCCAAAATGCTAGCCTCTAGTAACCTTATCCCTAAAGACTTTCAAGGTAATATACAAAACACTATGATAGCCTTGGAAATAGCCAATAGGATAGGCGCAAGCCCGTTAATGGTAATGCAAAACCTATACATAGTACACGGTAAGCCGTCTTGGTCGTCTAGTTTCATAATTGCGGCTATTAACAGTAGTAAGAAATTTAGCCCATTACGCTTTGAAATTAGCGGCGAGGGCCTAGACAAAGGCTGCATAGCTTGGGCATTAGAAAATGGCACGAATGAGCGCCTAGAAAGCCCCCGCGTTACTATGGCAATGGCTAAAGCCGAGGGGTGGAGTACTAAGAGCGGTAGCAAGTGGGTAACTATGCCCGACCTTATGCTAAGATACCGCGCGGCTAGTTTCTTTGGCAGACTTTACGCCCCCGAAATATTAATGGGTATGTACACAGTAGAAGAGGTAATAGACATTAAAGCCGAGCCTATTAAAATAGATAAAGAGGCCGAGCGTATTGAGTTAATGATTAACGACGCCGAAACTATAGAAGATTTAACGGCCCTAGAGGCCCACGTAAGCGAGGCGCAGTTAGAACTATTTGAGGCTAAAAAAGTAGCGTTAAAAAAATAATTTGAAAAAAGTTTGAAAAAAGTTTTGTGGTTTCATTATAAGGGTGTAATATTGCTATATCAATTAACAATAAAACTAAAAAAAATGGAAAAAAATGAAATTAAACTAGGAGAATTTATTAAAGCTAATTATAAAAGATACCCTATTTTCGGAATAGTAGTAGAAATTAAAAAAGACATATTAATAATAAATTTTTGCACACCTATTTACAACGAAGAAAAAAATAGTTATTCAGATTATCGTATAGAAAAAAATCTTGTAAATATTAGCAAAAAAAATATAATACAAATAGGTTTAAACGAAAACGAAACTATACTAAATTAACTAAAACGGGGGCTTAACCGCCCCCACTTAAAAATAAAAACAATGTTTAATAACTTACTATTTAGATGTAGCAGTATTGGCAAGTTAATGACTGAGCCAAAATTAAAAGCCGACAAAGAGGCGGGCAACCTTTCCGAAACTACTAAAACCTATTTGGTAGACCTTTACGTAAAAGAAAAATACGGCCGTGAAAACGACATAACGAGCAAGTATTTAACTAAAGGCCTTATGGTAGAGGAGGACAGTATAACCCTTTATAGTCGCGTTAAAAAAACTTTCTTTAGCAAAAACGAAGAGAGGCTAAACAACGAGTATCTAACGGGCGTACCCGATTTATACACGGGCGCCAATATCTTAGACACCGAGGTAATTATAGACCTTAAAAGTAGTTGGGATATTTTCACTTTTTTTCGTACACAGACTAAAGAGGTTAATAGCGATTATTACTACCAATTACAAGGCTATTTATTTCTTACGGGTGCTAGGGTAGCTAAGTTGGCTTATTGCCTCATAAACACGCCCGAAATGCTTATAAACGACGAAAAAAGAAAGCTAATGTATAAAATGGGCGCAACGACCGACGAAAGCCCCGAATTTTTAGAAGCGTGCGAGAAATTAGATATGGCTATGACTTACGACGACATACCGCTAGCCAAGAGGTTAATAGAGTTTACCATACCACGCGACGAGGCAGCGATAGACAAGATTAAAACCAAAGTACTAAAAGCCCGTGAATACCTTAACCAACTAGACCGCGAACTATGACACTACCCAAACTAATAGCAAAGGCCCAAAAGGTTTTTAACGAGTGGATAAGAGATAGAGATAAAGATAAAGGCTGCATTAGCTGCGGCGCCTCAATAGACCACGCGGGCCATTACTTTAGTGCGGGCCATTACTCAGCGCTTAGGTTTAACGAAATGAACGTAAACGGGCAATGTTTACGGTGTAACAATTTCTTACACGGTAACCTAATAAACTATCGTAAAGGCCTAGTAAAGAGATACGGCGAAGAGCGCGTTTTAATGCTAGAGAATAGCGCAGAGATTAGAAAGGTTAACAAGTTTTCCCGTACAATTTTAGAAGTAATAATAACGACCTATGGCAAAGAAAAAAAACCTAGAGCCACGCGAGCAAATGGTACTAGTACCAACCGAGCCAAATAAAATCTATATCTATCCGCGGCCGTGGAAATTATTAAACCCATTACCGTATAAATTCAAACTAGATTTACAAACAATTAAAAAGCTAAAAAATGATACTAGAACGACTAAAGACAGTTAAAGCAAAAGTTAGGGCGTTAATGCTTAAAAACGACCGATATAAAGACGACGTTAAATTTATGGTTAGCGGCTTTTATTGGAACTATTACCCCATTCAAGATATGACGGCCCTAGACTTTTTAAAAGGCCTTGCCAATGGCGATTACCCAAACCCCGACGACGTAGCTAGAATATGGCGTAAACTTTTAGAAAACGAGCCAAGCCTCAGAGGCCCGAATTATGTAGAAAGACAAAATAAAGGCGATAAAATGAAAACCGAAATACACGATTTATGATAAAGTTAAAAAAACCACGTAGCCAAATGGCTAAGGTATTGCACGATTTAATAATATACGGCAGCACAAACCACAGAAACTACCCCTTTAATTATGGCTCTAAAATATCTACTTTGATAAGCAAAGGTATTGATATAAAAAAGCGTAAAGTAGTTAATAATGGCCACTATTACGTAGAGGCTTTTATAGACCCTTTCTATACCAATATAGCTATAATTATGTACCAAGTTATAAACCACGATACCCACAAAAAATATGAAAAGAAAATACAAAGTAGAAATAGTAAGCGCACACCATAAAAACGGTATATGGTACACAAAGAAACGAGGCGACATATACGAGGTAGAATTAGGTATAGTAAACGGTAGGGCGGTTTTTGTTGTGGATAGACTGCATTATATAAGCCCGCTAGACTGTTTAATATTAGAGCAATGGCTAGAGCCGCCATATCAAAAACTTTAGTATATTTGTAAAAATCTCGTTACGAAGTAGTAGCCGAAACGAGGTTAAATTTTAACTTTAAAGGGTTAATAACGCTACTACCGTTGTTAGCCCTTTTACTTTTTATGGCAAAAGATACCTTTTATTTTTCCCACGATTATAACGCTAGAACTGATAGCAAAATAAAAAAACTTATAAGAGTACACGGCTACGAGGGCTACGGTATTTATTGGGCCATAGTTGAGGACTTGTATAATAATGCGAACGCATTGCCAACGGACTACGATAGCATTGCGTTTGACTTGCATACGCAAAGCGAACTTATAAAAAGCATACTTAACGACTTTGATTTATTTGATTTAACCGCTGATTATTTTGGCAGCAATTCAGTTTCTAGAAGATTAGAAGAGCGCGAAAATAAGAGTAACAAAGCCAAAGAAAGCGCTAAAAAGCGTTGGGATAATGCGAACGCAATGCGAACGCATAGCGATAGCAATGCTATAAAGGAAAGGAAAGGAAAGGAAAGGAAAGAAAAGGAAATAGTAATAAACACAAACGGCATAAAACCTAACACCGATTATAAACTAGAACTAAACGAAATACAAATAGGCGCGGCGGTACAGTATATGGCGATAGCTAAGCAAACCAAGGTAACCACAGACACTATAAAAGGCCTTTGGGAAACCTTTAAGGTTAAAGAGTTTACGGGCGCCAAGCATTACAACAACGAAGGCGATATATTTACTCATTTTATGAATACGTTGAAATACGAAAAGATAGACGAGCAAAAGCCGAATATTATAAAAACTAACGACGATAAGGCCAAAAAGTTACTAGGTATAGAATAAATTTTAAAAAAATCTTTCTAGCATTGGCAAGGCTTTCAGCCTATTTTTAAAAATAATTTGAAAAAAGTTTTGTGGTATCAAAAAGGCGGCGTAATATTGTGTGGTCAATATGACACAACGCAAAAAACTAAAAAAATGCAAAACGCAAACTACACTACTTACACTATCTACACAGTAACAATTAACTACAACAATAAAGAAAATAAAAATTTAGAATACAATTACGATACTCGTAATGATTTAAAAGATGCTTTTCAATCGGCTTTAGATAAGTATAGGTTAATCGTATCTGATAAAGCCGATATGTGCGCTATAATGTCTGTTAATAAATGTTTTTATACTATATCTATAACACGCAGTATTTACATAGAAAATTTATTATCTGATAAAGAAGTAATGAGAAACGTAAATTTAAAAAACTATTAATAAAGACAGATACGTAACACCCCGATAAAATTAAAAAAATGAATGTACTCAGTTTATTTGACCGTATGAGTTGTGGACAAATAGCACTAAACCGATTAGGAATTAAAATAGATAATTATTTAGCTAGCGAAATAGATTTACACGCTATGAAAGTAGCTAAAGCAAATTACCCTAATACTCATCACATAGGAAGCGTAGTAAATGTAGACGGGTACAGTTTACCTAAAATAGATTTATTAATAGGTGGCTCGCCTTGTCAAAGTTTTAGTTTTGCGGGTAAAAGAAAAGGAATGAGTACAATAGACGAGCAAGAGATTTTAACCCTAGGCCATTATTTACAATTAAAAGCCGAAAATTACGAATTTGAGGGCCAAAGCTATTTATTTTGGGAGTATATGAGGCTTTTAAATGAGGTAAAACCTAAGTATTTTTTACTTGAAAATGTAGTAATGTCTGAAAAATGGGAAAGGGTTTTAAGCAAGGCTATAGGAGTTAACCCAATTTTAATTAATTCTAATTTAGTCAGCGCACAAAATAGAGAGCGTTTATATTGGACTAATATAGGTTTAAAGCCTATGGGCTTATTTAATTACCCTATGACTACAATAGAGCAGCCCAAAGATTTAGGTATATTATTAAAAGATATATTACAAACTGAAGTAGATAAAAAGTATTTTTTAAAAGAAAAAATACAAGGTGTTTATAATAATAGACGGCTTAACGAAACTATAAAAAAGCATAAAAAAAATATAGAAAACGGAACTTTAATAGATGCGTACAATAAAGCAATACAAAAAGAAAAATCTATAACAATAAGTACGAGAGTAGATGCTAGTAATGCTACTTTTATAAATTCGGATAATTGTATAAGAAAACTAACACCCATAGAGTGCGAAAGGCTGCAAACTGTACCCGATAACTATACTAACTACGTTGGTAATACTTATCGTTATAAAATGCTTGGTAATGGGTGGACTGTAGACATAATTAAACACATATTTACATATTTATAAAAACTAAAAAAATGATTTCAACAAAACTACAACCCCAAGCCCGAGAAATGGAGGTAGCATTATTAGGCTCGTTACTCTTAGTAGACAAGTACGACGAGGTAGCAGACATAATAACCGCCGATAGCTTTTACTTAGACGCACACAAGCGTATATTTTTTGCAATGGAAACCCTAGCCAAGGGTAACCAACCAATAGACCTACTTACGGTAGTAGAAGAGTTACGCAGAAATGGCGACCTAGAAAAGATAGGCGGCCCTTACGAGATAACCAAACTAACTAACAACGTCGTAGTAGGCCCTAATATCGTTTTATATGCCCGTAAAATAGCCGAAAAATACATACTAAGGGAATTAATCAGATTAAGCACCGAAACGATTAGCGAGGCTTTAAATGATGAATTAGACGTTTTTGATATTTTAGACAATGTAGAGAAAGGCGTAGCCAATATAGCCAATAGTAACGTTAAGGGCGAAATGACGCCAATACATAACGTACTTAACCAAGCCATAAACAAAATACAAGAGTGGCGCAAAAACGACGGAACGTTAACGGGAATACCTACGGGCTTTTCTGAGTTAGACCGTGCTACGCGTGGGTGGCAAAATGGCGACCTAATAATAATAGCCGCTAGACCTAGTGGTGGTAAGACCGCTTTAGCTTTAAACCTTATTCGTAACGCAGCCATAAACGCTAACGTAACCGTAGCCGCTTGGTCGTTGGAAATGAAAGCCGTTTACCTAGCTTTGCGTATGCTAGCCGCCGAGAGCGAGATAATACTACACAAAATACAAACGGGCAGACTTAGCGACGAGGAAATGGCTACAATAATAACTAAAGCCGTTAATACCTTGTCTAAAGCCTCAATATTTTTTGATGACAGTAATAACGTAAACCTACGTACTTTAAAAGCCAAGGCCCGCAGATTAAAAAAGAAAAATAAGCTAGGTTTAATAGTTATAGATTACTTACAGTTAATGCAAGGCGAGGCAAAGGGAAACCGAGAGCAAGAGATAAGCACCATTAGCCGAGAGTTAAAAAACCTAGCCCAAGAGTTAGACTTACCCGTAATAGCTTTAAGCCAATTAAGCCGCGAGGGTGTCAAGGGTGTTAGTTGGGAGGTAGGCCCGCCCGCCTCAGCGCTTAGAGAAAGCGGGGCAATAGAGCAAGACGCCGACTTAATACTAATGTTATGGGGGCCAAGTGAGGGCGAAATAGCCCAAGACGCTAGCCTAGAGAATAAACGTAAGATTAGAATAGTTAAGCAGCGTAACGGTATGCTACTTACGGTAGAATTAGATTTTAGGAACGAAATACAGTTATTCAGTAAAATTCAACAATACACACCATTAGACACACACTTTTAAAATTACATTATGACATCAATAGAATGGTTTATCTATGAATTAGAGAAGGTTAATTACCACCCAACTGAAGCAATGGTAATGTATGCTAAAAAGTTGCACAAGCAAGAGATAATTAAAGCATTTGATGAAGGTCAAGAGTATGAGTACCAATACCATATTAATAATGCCCCTAAATTTGACTCAGAAACTTATTATAATGAAACATTTGTAAATAAGCAAAGTAATGATAAATCTGACTTTGAAAAACCTTTTATAGATTTTGCTAAACAATATGTAGAACAATTAAAA